CTGTTGAAGGAGCAGAAGGCATTGCAGAGATTTTAACGTTTGACAGAGTATTCAAGGAAAGCTTTTTAAACAGCTCAACAACTTTTAAATCTATTGTAAACGAAATTGAAGATTTGAGAGACAGAGTGAGACATGATCTTGAAGTAATTAATGCTGATACCGGAGAATACCAGTTTGAAATGAAGCAGGCATATCTTAAGAACCTGGATATGACTGAAGCTATATCAGTTAAGCAGCAGTTTGAAGAAAACGCAAGAAAGAAAGCTGAATATGAAGCAAAGCGTAAGGCTGAAATGGAAGAGCGAAAAGCCAGAGAAGAAGCAGAAGCACAGAAAGTTGTTCAGGCAGGTAAGCAGGTAGTAGTGGAACAGCAACCGGAAGAAACACAGCAGGAGGTTGAAGCTACAAAGATAGTTGAAGCAACAGTTACAGAGGAGAGAAAATTTACAGTTTCTTTTAAAGTTTATGGCACACAGAAACAGCTTAGAGAGCTTAAGGAATTTTTAACAAGCAACAATATAGAATATGGTCCAATACAGTAGGAGGAAATGAAAATGGCAGTATCAAACAGTTTAGCAAAGAGAAGTAAGGAAACAAGTTTTACAGCATATCTTAAGAATGATGCAGTAAAGAATCAGATTAATGGTGTAATAGGTGGAAAGAACGGTCAACGTTTCATCAGTTCAATAGTAAGTGCGGTTGGTAATAACCCAACATTGCAGGAGTGTGAGAACTCTTCAATAGTAAGTGCTGCACTTTTAGGTGAGAGTTTAAATCTTTCACCAAGTCCACAGTTAGGTCAGTATTACATGGTTCCGTTTAAGGATAACAAGGCAGGCATTAAGGTGGCACAGTTTCAGTTAGGCTACAAAGGTTATATTCAGTTAGCCATCAGATCAGGACAGTATAAGAAATTAAATGTGTTAGCCATTAAGAAAGGCGAATTAATCAGATTCGACCCACTTAATGAAGACATAGAAGTAAATCTCATTGCAGATGAAAATGAGAGAGAAAAGGCAGAAACAATTGGCTATTATGCAATGTTTGAATATACAAACGGATTTAAGAAAGCCATGTACTGGTCAAAGGAAAAGATGAAAGCTCATGCAATTAAGTATTCACAAGGTTATGCAGCAGACATAAAGAAAGGAACAAAGTGGACTTTCTGGAGTAAGGACTTTGATGGAATGGCATATAAGACAATGCTTAGACAGATTATCAGCAAGTGGGGAATTATGAGCATTGACATGCAAAGAGCTATTGACAGTGACATGGCAGTCATTAATGAAGATGGAACAAGAACATACGTGGATAACGAGCAAGTTGAACAGCAGGAATATGAAGAAGTCAGTGTTTCAGAAGAAAACCAGGAAATTGTGCAGGAACAGACACAGAGCAGCAACGTAACAGTTGAAACACCAACTGATAACACAACAACAAATAACATAGAAGAAAAGGATGTACAGTCAGCATTTTTTAATTTTTAGTAACAGGCAACAGTCAGGAATAGGAAAAATATTTTAATCACGAAATAAGCCTGCTGAATTTACAGCAGGCAGGAAAGGAGGTTGGTTAATTGAAAGAAAGTATAAAGATAGTTGACTACATTCCTTTTGGTAAAGAAAATGCCATATCAAGGCAACAGTTGGAAAGAGTAACCGGATTATAGAGACGTAAGAGAAGCAATATCGTTGGCAAGAAGAAATACGGTTATATTGAATCTTTCAAACGGAAAAGGATACTTCCAACCAATTCAGGGAGAAGAAGATGATTTGGTAGTGAAGTATTTTAAGCAGGAAGACAGCAGACTAAAAAGAATTGGCTGGTCCTTGCTGGCAACACGAAGAAGGGTAAAGGAGATACAGAATGGAAATGCAGTTTAAGGTTCCGGGCCCACCAAAGGGAAAGGCAAGGGCGAGAACATTTTATAATCCAAAACTTGGGAGAATGCAGAGCATTACTCCTGAGGGAACTGTTCTCTATGAAAACCTGATAAAAACAAGTTATGTTCAGCAGGCAAAAGAGAACAGGTTTGAAGGGTATTTTAATAAAGAGCCTATTCACATGTACATTGAGGCAGTTTTCGAAATACCCAAAAGTACAAGCAAGAAAAGACGTTTGTTAATGGAAGCAAGAGAAGAACTTCCATGTAAGAAACCAGATGCGGATAATATAGCAAAGGTTATATGTGACGCATTAAATAAAGTAGCTTATGGAGACGATACACAGATTTGTGAACTGGAAGTACATAAAAGGTACACAGAGCAGAATGAAGAAGCTGGTGTGTTGGTAGGCATAGAGACTACGCAAGGAGACTAAGAGAATGGCAAGACCAATAAAAAAAGGTTTGGAATACTTTCCCTTTGATGTTGGTTTTTTCTCAGATAAAAAGGTGAAAATCTTGAAAAGCAGATATGGAGCAGATGGCATAGTTATATACCAATATCTGCTTTGCGAGATTTACAAGGAGAATGGTTACTTTCTAATTGTTGATGAAGATTTTGAATACATTATTTCAGATGATTTAAACATGGAAAGCAACAAGGTGAAGCAGGTATTAAACTTCTTATTGGAACGGTCACTGTTTGATAGCAAACTTTTTCAGTCGGACAAGGTTCTTACCTCTGCCGGAATACAAAAAAGGTATCAGGAAGCTGTAAAGACAAGAGCAAGTAAGAAAGCAATAATTGTTGGTAAATACTGGCTCTTAAAAGAAGAAGAAACAGCATCCTATATTAAAGTTACCCTTTTTGAAGATAAATCCGAGATTAATTGCGGTAAATCCGAGATTAATTCAAGTTTATCTGTAGAGAAAATACATAAAGAAAAGGAAAGTAAAGTAAATAAAAGTAAAGAAAAGAAAAGCAGTGGTTATTTTTCTGATAAAAAATTAAATGAATTATTCGAGCAATATCTGATGATGCGTGAAGAAAAAGGAAAACCGGTAGTAGGTTATCAGCTACAGATTTTAATTGACCGCTTAAATCAGGTGGCAGTAAACACAAAAGAGAAGATAGAAGTTGTTAGTAATGCAATAGCAGGAGATTGGAACACATTTTATCCGATTAAACGTAACACAAAGAAAAACACCTTTGCTGCATTTGAGAAACGTGAATATGATCATGATGCATTGGAAAAGCAGGCACTGTTAAATAACCGGAAGATGTTTGACGATATGAAGAAAGGAAAAACTAATGAACAGATTTAATTCTAACGTGGTTGTAGAGATAAATAATAGAATTGCAGAACTGGACCGACAGGAGTTTATGATTCAAATGGCAGATTTTTTATCATACGAAGACAAAGAACAGTTGAGAGCAATCGCAAGGGAAAGAGCAGAGCTGGAACTAAAAAGAAAACAGTTAGGCAACTAGCCAGCAGGAGGAACAGCGTTAGTGAGAAATACGGAAAAAGCATTTGGACACATATTAACGCATGAAGAAGATTTATTCGTTAATTTTGGAAGACCGAGAAGTTATGCTGTGAAAGCATTCAGGTCTAAACCATATGCAAACGAATTAAAAGTTGGAGGAAAGAAAAATGGCAAAAATATCAAAAGAGGAGCAGGCGAGACGTGAAGGAATGGCTTATGCTTTAAGGCTTGCCAAGGAAAAGGGAATAGATGCATTGGAAGAAGATTTGAAGATGCGTAATGCGATAAATCTACCTTTAAGGGTGTCAAAAGCAGATTTAGACAAATTCAGTGACAATGTTAAATATAACACGATTTTGTATATAAAAATCTTAATGGCTGTGACAATGCATGATGAATTTGGTTTTGGCAACAAAAGAATTAAGCAGATGTTTAAAAGGTTCGACCTGAAAGCTGAATGCATTGCAGAAAACTACAGCAATTGGGAAGACCAGGTAAAGATAATTGCAGAAGAATGTGGAATTGATATGGAGACTGAAAGAAGAGATTTGAGGACAGTGATTAAATAAAAAATGTTAAGAAATGTTAAGGAGTGAGAGGAATGACAAATATAGAGAAGTACATAGATGAATTGAAAGTAATAAAGAAAAGAGCAAAGGAAGATTTGCTTATTGACAAGATAGCTGTCAATAAGCAAGGTCAACCTAAATACTGTATAACACAGCCTTGTGATGATTGTATTTTTAACGGACACTGCACGTTAGAGGCAAAAAAGCAATGGCTTGAACAAGGATACGTTGAACCTGAACAGCAGGTCGATTGGAGCGAGGTCAAGGTTGATACACCGATTTATGTGAGAGATAAAACCAGCGCTCCTTGGGTTACAGCACATTTTGCTAAATACGAAGAAGGAAAGGTATGCTCATGGTTTGGTGGCTGTACATCATTCACATCAGAAGCTAAAGACGATTACTATTCATGGAACTATGCCAAATTAGCAGAAAGTGAGGAAACAGTATGGCAAAGGTCAGAATTACAAAAGAATTAGATTCAAGAAATATGCAATATTTTAAATTAACCAAGAAACGTGGAAAGATTACAGATAGAGAAGCATTTGAAGCAATGGAAGAATCTTACTATTTTGGGGAATACTTAATTCGATTCAATGTTCCGGAAGAAGCACCAATGGATTTGTATGAAGATGGTGATGAGTGGAGATTGTACGCAGTGAAAGAGTTGTTGGAAGAAGAAATATACAAAGCTCATCAGGAAGGTTACGAAGAATGCAAAAAAGATTTTAACTTTGAAAAAACTGCAAACAATGGTTGGATTCCATGCAATGAGAGACTGCCGGAAGAAGGTGTCCCTGTAAACATTACATATAAAAACAGTAATCCACCATCATATTATAGCAATATTAAAAATATTCCATTTACAGCTACAGCTATTTCATACAAAAATAAATGGTATTGGTATTCTTGCATTTGTCTTGATATTTTAAACGAATATGGAAAAAATGAGGCTGATGCTGTGAATAAAGATATTGATATTATTGCATGGAAACCATTACCAGAGCCATACAGAGAGGAGCAGGAAGATGAACAATAACGGTTTAATAAGCAGGCAAACAGCAATAGATAAATTATTTGAATATGCAGAAAGTAAATTTCAGTCAGGCGAGATAGAACTTGCTAACGGAATATTAAAAGCAAAATGCTTTTTGGAGAGCCCATGCAATATTCCAACAGCCTATAACGTGGATAAGGTTTTAGAACAATTGGAATATAGCAGAGTGCCTAATACTGGTATTGCAGGTTATCACAAAGTGATCGAGATAGTGAAAGGCGGTGGAATAGATGGAAGATAGATATTTATTCAAAGCAAAAACTAACAACGGAAAATGGATAGAATGGAATATACTAACAGGAATCCCACACGATATAAATATTATAAATAGTACAATATGTCAATGCACAGGCTTGAAAGATAAGAACGGCAAACTGATTTGGGAGAATGATATTATTGCTTATTGGGACACATACAGCACAGAAAGCGGACTTGCAGAAGCTGATTGCACAGGACAGGTAGTATGGGATGATGAAACTATGTCTTTTCAAGTAACAAACAGACTTTCGGCTGAAAGCT